CTACTGCACCGCCTGGTCATTCCCGGCGTAACCACAACCCGAAACACCGCGGCCCGCCTTGAGCGGGCTTTTGCATTTCTGGAGATAGCAAATGCCCTATGCACAAGGCGTCAATCAGAACACTTACATCAAGCTGGAGGGCGTCGGCGGCACTCTCGACCCGGCCGTCGCCTGGATTCCGCTGCGCCTCATCACCAATGGCCTGAGCCAGTCGGTCGAGGAGCTTGAGTCGGACGAGATGCTGCCAGGCCGCCACATGGCCGAGTCCCGCAGCGGCGTTTCCAGCGTGGCCGGCGACCTTGAGGCGGAGCTGACCTACGGCACCTTCGACATGCTGCTCGAGGCGGCTTTCCACGGCACCTGGACCGCCAACGTCCTGAAGACCGGATCGACCCGTCGCAAATTCGCCATCCTGAAGCACAACGAAGATATCGGCCGCTGGCTGATCTATCGCGGCTGTGAAGTCGGCACCGTCGCCATTGATTGCCCGCTGCAGGGGAAGATCGGCGTCACCTTCTCCATCATTGGCACCAAGGAAGAGCCTTACGTCTACGATGCTCTGACCGAGAGCATCGCCGACCCGACCGAAACCGTGATGATGACCACTTTCGAGGGCTCGCTGACCGAAGGCGGAACCGGCCTGAACCACGCGACCGCCCTGAATCTGTCGCTGGACAACGGCATGGAGGCGATCTACCGCCTGTTCAGTCGCGACGCCTACGACATCAAGCTGGGCCGCATCAATGTCTCCGGCAGTCTGTCCGCCTACATCGAGGACAACCGCCTGAAGGACAAGTACCTCGGCGAGACCAAGACTCCTCTTGTTGTGACCCTGACCGATGGCGAGAACAGCTATCAGATCAGCATGACCCAGGCGAAGCTGACGACCTCGAGCGAGGAAGGCAGCGGCGACGATCCGATCATTCAGAACTACGACTTCCGGGCCTTCAATGACCAGGCGGTCGACACTGAGATCACCATCACCCGCATTCCGGCGTAAGGGGTTCGCATGAAACCGAGTGACTTCTTCACCCGGGCCAAGGCGAACGAAGGGGAGCGCATGCCGCTCTCCCTGCCTGACGGGACGCCAACGGACGAGTGGCTGCAGATCAGGGGTGTCGACTCCGACGAGTTCCGCGCGGCGTTGGACGAGTTCCGGCGCGAGCTGCTGGTCCTGGCTTCGGTCAAGGACGAAAAGGATCGAGCGGAGAAGACAGAGGCCGCACGGCTCAAGTTGAATGCCGCACTCGTGATCGGCTGGTCATTCGATGCAGAGTTCTCCGAGGCAGCCTTGCTGGAGTTCCTGCGCGAATCACCTTACATCGCCGCAGAGGTTGACCGGTTCGCGAGTGACCGCCGCCGTTTTTTTGGGAAACGCTCGACGGGCTCGCCGAAGGACTGATCGCGCACGCCGAGCATCAACTAGGACTGTTGCGGCCAGCTGGGCCAAGGCCGAAGAAGGGACCGGACAAGCGAATCACCGTCCGCGCGCAGCTCGAAGCCATTGCCGATAAGACGGGGAAGCGCCCATCTCGCCTGGATGGCCCGCCGTGCCCGCCTGAGCTGGCCTACGTGTGGGAGTGGTACTGCTCGGCCAGGCCGATAGGCTCGCTCGTCGAGCTGAAGGCGTGGGCTGACCTCTACGGCCACACGCTGAAGCCGCACGAGATCATGCTGCTGCGCCGGCTGGCTTCGGTTGAGGAGCGCGTGGCGAGAGATTGAGCCGCTGATTTGGTACTCTGGCGCTTTCTGACAGGGAGCGGTTCATGGAGTTCCTCATTCTTGCGGCGCTTGTCGTCGTGTATTTCCTGCCCGGGCTGATCGCATACATGCGCGACCACCACAACGCTGTGTCGATCACGCTGCTCAACCTGTTTCTAGGCTGGACGCTGCCGGGATGGGTTGGCGCGCTGGTGTGGTCTGCCTCGTCGAGTAAGACTCAATGAGGCGCGCGGCGGTATATGCAGCTGCCATGCTGGCGCTAGCCGGTTGCGATACGCGTGAACAGGCTTGCAATGATGCTGACGCGGCTTATTTGGCAGCTCAGGAGCTTGTTGCAGAGCGGCTAGTTTCGCCTGCTACAGCTTCCTTTCCGATGGCTGGAGAAAAAGGCGCGCACGTTGATAAGTCTGACGGATGCAGGTACTTGATCAGCAGCTACGTTGATTCGCAGAACTTGTTCGGCGCCATGGTGCGCAGCAAGTTCGACGCCATCATGGTTCTGTCACCGAAGGGATCGTGGGAGCCAGACGGCTTCAACCTATCCGAGTTCCAAGGGAACGGAGCAGTCAAACGCGACTGACCGTAAAGATTCGCTATAGCCCGCCTAGCGCGGGCTTTTTCATGCCCGGAGAAAAGATGCGGCCTCAGGACTTTTACACCCGCACCAAGGCGAGTCGTGGGGTTCGCGTCGAGTTGATCGACCCAGCCGGCAATCGGGAATGGGTGAATGTCCGGTCCGTTCTAAGCCAGGAGTTTGTGGCAGTGGCTGCCGCCGTAGCAAAACAGGCGGAGCCGTTCCGGCAATTGATCGATTCAGCGCAGCCGGCAGAGCGCAAGCGCTTGATCCGACTGCGCCGCGCGACATTGGCGTCCGCGTTGGTGGCTGATTGGTCGCTGCCGATGAAGGAGCCGGCCGAGATCGCTGAGTTATTGATCGAAAACCCGCGGCTTCGGCGGCAGATCGAGCGCATTTCCGAAAACCATGCTTTGCACTTTGAGGTGGCCGAATGACTGAATATGCAAAGCTGGTCGTTTCGATAGACAGCACGCAAGTCAGGAAGGGTGACCAGGCACTAGGCGACTTTGAGAAATCTGCAAAGCGCACTGAAAAGAGCGTCAGTAGCTTAGGGAGCGTAGTTCGGTCGGTTGCCGCTCCGCTTGCCGCTTTCTTGAGTGTTCGCGCCGTTATCCGGGCGTCTGATGAGTACGGCCAGATGGCCTCTCGCATTCGGAATGCCACTAGCAGCACCGAAGAGTATGAGATGGTGCAGGCTCGCCTGTTGGAGACTGCGAACGGCACCTATCGCGCGCTCAGCGAGGCCCAAGAGGTCTATCTGTCCACGGCTGACACGTTGCGCGATCTTGGGTACGCCACATCCGAAGTCCTGGATATTACGGATTCGTTCTCCTACGCGCTGGTTCGTGACGCTGCGCGGGCAGACCAGGCCCGCACGGCCATGGATGCCTATTCCAAGGCGCTGATGAAGGGGAAGATCGACGCAGACGGCTTTGCTTCGATCCTTGCGGCCACCCCGTCAATCGTCAATGGCATTGCCGCGGCCACCGGACGCAGTACAGAAGAAATTCGAAAGCTCGGCGCTACCGGGAAGCTCTCGGTCGAAGCCCTGAACGAAGGTCTGCGTCGGAGCCGTGACGAGAACAAGGCTCTCGCTGATGCCATGGAAACGTCCGTGCAGGATGCGCTGGTCAACCTGCAGACGCAGTTCGGCGTGTTTGTTGGAAAGGTAAACGAGACCTCAGGCGCGAGCGGCGTTCTGGTTGAGTCAATCGGTGAGCTGGCAGACATTCTTTCTGATCCGGCGACCGTCGAGGCCGCTCAGCAGCTTGCAGCTGGCATCGTAACGGCCCTTGGTGTCATCGCTTCGGCGGCAAGGGAAACGGTCGGCGCCGTCCGCTGGATGAGTGAGGAGCTGGCGGTCGCATTCGGTGGCATTGGCCTGCAAGACATCGAGCGCCTCGAGGCTGAGGCTTCGAGACTGCAACAGCTGCTGAATACCATGGAGTCTCGCGGCGAGACTGGTTATGCCATCTACGGCAGCACAAAGCAGAGCTACGACAAGATCAAGGCTCAACTTGATCAGGCATATGAGCTAGCTGATCTCGCCTCCACCATTGGAACGGACGGCAATGGCAGTAGCGAGCCGCCGAAAGCGCTTTCCGAGAGCAAAAAGCTCGTCTCTGCCATCGCAGCAGACACCAAGGCGGCCGATGCTGAAGCCAAGAAACTGACAAACTCCTACCAATCGATGGAGAAGTCACTGGCTCGCCAGCTAGCTCTGTACGGACAGACAAGCGAAGTTGCCAGCCTTCGCTTCGAAATCGAGCAGGGCTCCCTGAAAGGCATCGTCAGCAAGCAAGCGGACTACCTAATGGGTCTCGCAAAGGAGCTGGACACCAAACGAGACCTGACAGAGCAGGAAAAGATTCGCATCGACATCCTGCGCGAATCTGGCCAGCTGCGCGCTGCGAATGACGCACAGTTCGAATTGGAATACGCCGAGAAGATTGCAGAGTACGAACGCCAAGGGAATGCAGAGGCATTAAAGAGACTGGAGACTCTGCGCAAGATCAGGGATGTGCAGCTTGCGTCGGAGCAAAAGGCTGGGACTGTTGAGGGTGTTTCAAAGGCTCCTGATGGCGGCGGAATTGATGCGGTTGTTGGTGGATTCGGCGGCGAGCTGATCAAGCTGCAAGAGCAGGCTGTTGCTCTTGAGCAGTGGCGATCGACCGAGCTAGAGAAGCAGCGCGGATTCCTTGAGGCGAAAGCCATCACCGAGGAAGAATACGCGACCCGCATCGCCAACATTCATGCGCAGCATCAGCAAGAAGTCAGCGAGATAGAAGCGGCTCGACAGCAGGTAGCGCTGGCAGGTGCGGCCGATATGTTCGGAAACCTTGCAGGCCTGACTGCTCAGTTCGCAGGCGAACAGTCAGGCCTCTATAAGGCCATGTTCGTTGCGCAGAAGGCATTCGCAATCGCGCAGTCAATGATCGCTATCCAGCAGGGCATCGCCTTAGCTGCAGCCAATCCGTTCCCTCTCAACCTTGCTGCTATGGCTTCGGTTGCGGCAGCCACGGCGGGACTCGTCTCCAATATTGCTTCGGTCGGCATGTCTTTCGACGGCGGCGGATACACCGGCAACGGTCCGCGCAGCGGAGGCCTGGACGGCAAGGGCGGTTTCCTCGCGATGATGCACCCGCAGGAAACCGTCATCGACCACACCAAGCAGCGAGGCAATGGCGGATCTGGCGGTGGCGTGATGGTCAACGTCAACCTGGTTGAAGACGCGAGCAGGGCCGGCACGGTCGAGAAAAGCCAGAATCCAGATGGCTCATGGGATGTGACGGCATTCGTCGCTGACCTGCACGGAGACGGCCCGGCTTCCAAGGCGATCAGTCAGTATTTCGGAATCCAGAAGGTGGGCAGATGATCGAGTATCCCGCAGAACTGCCATACCCTGATCTTTCCGGCTACTCGCTGGAGCACGCGCCGAATCTGTCCCGCACAACGATGGTCAGCGGCCGGGCTCGCCAGCGCCGCAAGTACACCAGCGTGCCTAGTTTCGTGACTCTTTCCTGGGGGATGCCTCAGAAAGAGTTCGAGCTGTTCGAGGCTTGGTTCCGCTGGGAGCTGAAAGAGGGCGAAGAGTGGTTCACCGGCTGGGCTCAGACTGGCGGGCCGACCAAGCAGACCGTCATGCGGTTTGTTGGCTCTGATGGCGCCCCTGCCTACACCGCGCGAATGGATGGCCCTGACTACTGGCGAATCAGCTGTCGCCTGGAGATCCGCGAGAAGCAGACCTTTGCCGACGGCTGGCAGCACCTGCCGCAGTACATCCTCTATCCGGAGATCCTTGACCTTGCGCTTAACAGGGAGTGGCCAGAAGCATGACCATCCTCGAGCAAGTCTATGCATCGGGCGGCGACGTGATCATTCACACGCTGGAGATTACGTGCGCTGCGTGGGCTGAGCCGATCCTGCTGTGCGAGGGATTCGAGCATCGGTCGGTGATCGATGAGAACGGGCGCCCGCTGACTTTCGAGGCGGCGGCTTTCCAGCTCGCTGAGCCAGAGCGCAGCAACCGCGGCAGCCAGACGCTCGACTTCGCTGTCGATGGAGTCATGGGCACGGCACAGCAGAAGGTCGACGCGGCGCTAGAGGCAGAGGAGCGCATCACGCTGATCTACCGGAAGTTTCTCGCCAGCAACCTGACCGAGCCGGCCGAGCGCCCGTATCGCATGACCATCCTTGGCGGCGAGATGAATGGCTCGACGGTCCAGCTGCAGGCCGGGTTCTTCGACCTGATCAACCGGCAGTGGCCGCGCGACGTTTACTCCACGACGTTCTCCCCCGGCCTGAGATACCTCTGATGCTCGAGCAATACCTATTCGCCCGTTACGTGGACGGCGGGCGAGGCGAGGTCGTGGGCGGCGTTCGGGAATTCGACTGCTGGGGGCTGTCATGCGCTGTGCGTCATGAGCTGCTTGGCCTGCCGCCACTGCCCGATGCCGGCGTGATAAGTCGCCACCGGCTGCGCGAGTCAGCCAAAAGCTACCGGGTCTATGCCGATCTTCTGCCAGAAGGACCGCCAATACCAGGCGCTCTGGCCGCCGTCATGAGCGGCGAGCTATGCACTCACGTCGGCGTCGTCCTTGAGCTGGACGGAATGCTGGCCGTGCTTGAGATCAACCCAAAAACCGGCTGCCGCTGGCTCCGCATCGCCGACTTCGAACGCACCTATTACCGAGTGAAATACCATGCCGATCGAGATTTACGCGAGCAAGTTTGCGGCAGAGCCGGCTGAGCGCCACGAAACCAGCGATCGCATGACTGTGGCCGTCTGGCTGCGCGCCAACGTGCCGAGCTTCGAGGATCGCGACAAAGCGCCGATCAGCGTAACCATTAACGGGAAGGTAGCTGAGCCCGCATCGTGGGATGACGTGGAGTTCGATGGGGGCGACCGCGTCTGGATCTGCGTTGAGCCGAAGGGCAGTTCGCTTGAAAAGATCTTCAAGCCAGGGCCGCTCGCGAAACTATTTGGCCTGGGGAACCCGTTCGCTCAGCCAAAGGCGCCGACCACCCCGAAAAGTCCTGGCCGGGGCGCTGAGCTTGACCTGGCATCGGTCAAGGGCAACCAAGTTTCGCTAAACGCCGTAATCCCCGAGATCGCCGGCAGGTTCAAGCGGTACCCGGACTATCTGCTGCCTGGGCATCGGTACTTTACCGGACCTCGTGAGCACTGGATCGAAATGCTGCTCTGTGTTGGCAAGGGCAAGTACGACATCCCGGCCAGCAAAATCCGCGTAGGCGACACGCCAATTATTTCGCTGGGCGCAGATGCTGAGTTTGCCGTTTACCAGCCAGGCGCCGATCTTAGCGCAGAGCGTGCGGCCGATTGGTGGCACACGGCCCCAGAGGTCGGCGCCACGTCTACGGGCACGGCAGGCCTTGAGCTTAATGCGACATACGCGGTGACACCAACGCCGAGCGCGCGCGAATACCGATTCGACGGGTTCGAGATATCGATACCGAGCGGCGCAGGGCAGTACCCAGCAGGATGGGCTGCCGGCATGATTGTTCGCGTACAGCTGCCGAAGGCCTACACCGTAATTGATGGCGGGTCTGGCGCTGACATTATCGATGGGGATTTTTCCGACCTCGCGCCGTTTGTCGGCATGAAAGTCGAAATATCAGGAGAAAATGCAGGCCTGTACACGGTCGCTACCTATGTTCCGCCTGTTGCCCCATCAACAAACGGCCAGATCACCCTGAACTATAGCCAAGGAGGCCCAGCTACGGGCCTAAAAACAGGCGGTTTGTTGATGGCCATTGGGTATGCGGGGTTGCGTTATCGCATCACTGCAGCCGGAACGTACTCGATTTCCGTCGATCGCCTGACGGACACCGGTAGCACAGACACAGCCTGGCCGGGATTTTCCGGAGCGACCTCAGCGGCTGCGGTCCTGCACCTCGATGGTTCAACCCAAGAAGGGGCGTGGGCTGGTCCGTTTTCTGCCTGCCCGGACGGCGAGGTTACAACCAAGATCGAATGGGACGTTCTGTTTCCGCAGGGGCTGTCGTACATCGATCAGGGCACCGGAGACCTCGGGTCTCTATCAGTGACTACAGAGCTGCAGTACCGCGACCGTGAAACGGCTGGAGCCTGGACCAGCGTCATCAAGACGTACACCGGGAAAACGCTCGACACGATCGGGTTTACTGACTCGATTTCGCTTGGGTCGGCGATCAGGCCGGAAGTGCGGATGCGCCGAATCGGTGCCAAGTCGACACAGACCAACTACCAGGACGTTGTGCAGTGGTACGGGCTGAAGGCGCAACTTCCTGTCAAGAAAACCTATGAAGGGGTCACTGTGCTGGCCGTTCGCGTTCGCGGCGGCGATCGACTGGCGTCTCAGTCGGAAAACCTCGTGTCGGTTGAGGCAACTCGTGTTTTGCCAGTGCGAAATGGCGGCGCTTGGGATGTGGAGACACCGACTCGCGACATCGTTCCGTGGATCATTCACGTTGCTCATTCGATTGGTTACACGGATGACGATCTTGATATGGCCGAGCTGGACCGCCTGCACGTCATATGGGCCGCGCGTGGCGATAAATACGATGCCGTGATTGATTCGGCGAGCACCGTGAAGCAGTCGCTGTTGGTGGCCCTGCAGGCTGGATTCGCAGACTTCACCATCGACCGCGGGCTGATCCGCCCGGTTCGTGATGAGCCGCGTACGGTGATGGAGCACCCCTACACGCCGCAGAACATGACCAGGCCGTTGACCCGGCAGTTTTCCGCGCTCAAGCCGGACGACTTCGACGGGGTTGACGTCGAGTACGTCGACAGCCGCACCTGGCAGAAGGAGACGGTGCAGTGCCGACTGCCTGGCGACGCCGGGGTTCGCGTCGAGAAGCTGAAGCTGGATGGCGTGACCGGCAAGACCCAGGCCTGGCGGATCGGGATGCGCCGCCGAATGGAGCAAAAATACCGGCGCTGGTCGTAC